AAATGCGAACTCTTCGTTTAGTTCGTCAAAAAAGCCCTGTGGCGTCGCCCACAAGTCGGTTGCGCTTGAAAACATCAAGTCTTTGTTCATGTCTTATCCTCCTTGTTTTCCGCAAGCATTCGCTCGACCGCCTCCAACTGGAACGCATCAAGTTCGTCCCCGTGGCGCTGTACACCATGTTGCATCCGAGCGGCCCCCTTCGATACAGACCCCATCACCCTGTCCACAGCCGCACGTTCCAGCGGATTCAGATCGTCATGATGCCCCTGCACGCCGTAGCCGGGCTTTGCAGC